TGAGACCGCCAAGGCTTTGCTTCTCGATATGGAAGCACAGCTGAAGAAGAACCATGTGTATTACGATCTCGGAGATCGCCCGGTATCGACGGTACCTGAGATCAATGCAGCGCGCCTCCATCTCGAAGAACTCTGGCAGAAAACCGACGAAATCAACTACGCCGCCAAACAGCCAGAACAGTGGCAGGAGATCTCCGACTACATGACACTGTTGATCAAAGGCGGCGGCAAGAAGATCGATGACGCCGATGAGGACAACGGCATCGAAGTACCGAAAGATGAAACTCCGGCATATCTCGAATGGGTATTATGGCGTGCCGCGCTCGCCTTCGGAAACCTCGTCAACCATCCCAGCGATATGCGAGGTTTCCGATTGGACTCGGACTTCCTTCCCGTGTCGGCGGCGGGCGGCGGACAAGGAGACCTGTACTGCGAATACGATAAATTCACCATTCTGACTGAAGTGACTATGTCCACAGGCTCCCGCCAGGAATCCATGGAAGGCGAACCTGTAAGACGACACGTATCCGATGCAGTGCTGAAGTATGGGAAAAACGACATTCCAGTGTACGGACTGTTCATCGCAGTCAAGATCGACACCAACACTGCTGAAACTTTCCGCCACGGCGTATGGTATGCAAAAGGCGATGTCAAGCAACGACTAGACATACTGCCTTTGACGCTTGCGCAATTCCAGAAATGCTTTATCGCACTGTTCCAGAGCAACGAAAGCGCCAAACACGAGAAAATCAAAGAGCTGATTGAAGTGTGCGAAGCCCAGAGAGATCTCATGGAAGCTCCCGCTTGGAAGAAGTATATAGATCAGACGGTGGAATCTGGCATATGAGATGAAAGGGTTGCCGGATGGCGCGCATGCCGCCCGGCAACCCTTTCATCTAAAAAGTCCCAGGGGTTTGCTTAGCTTGCCATCAAAAGCTTTGACGAGCGTGTACACGGTCTGCGAGACGCCCACGACTCCTGCAAGGACGACTCCCCACGTGCAGGTGCCATCGAATCCCCCGGTAGCGGCAATGGCAATGGTGCCGAACAGGATGGATGCCGCGAGGGAGACGAGTCCGACGTATCCGCTGGGAATGTACTTTTTGAACGCCTGCACGAATGCAGGCACGATCAGACCCACGAGTCCGGATGCGAACGTGGTTGCGGTGGAAATATCCATATGGTTCTCCTTACATGATGAAAATGGCCTACGGCATGGTGCCGAAGGCCACGGTGGTGTGGTCAGTAGCGGAGCCGCTGGCCGGGGTAAACAAGGTTGGGGTTGGCGAGGTTGTTCAATTGGGAGACGCGCTACCAGCCGTCGGCTCCGAAGATGCCGCTGAGCGTTTCGCTACGTTTGACGATATGCACGCGGCCACCCGTGGCTGCGGATCCGCTGACAGCGGTTGGTGCGCCCCGGTAGGTGACGATGTTGCCCGGATAGATCAGGCTGATGTTGCCGGATGGTGCGCTCCATACGGACAGTGGTCACAGGCCGGTTCGCTTGGTGATGCCGGACATGGTGTCGTCGTTGCGCACGGTCACGCTCACGCTTCGGTCGGAAGCAACAGGCGCGTATGCCGCGGATTCGTTGAACCGCTGGGTGATGATGCGCATGACCAATTCGTAGTTCGCCCCCAATCGCTCCTTGCGGTTTTCTCCGTCGCCGCAGTCGCCGCGGATCATCGCGGTGGACAATGCCTCCAAGTTGGATTGGCAACAGCGTGTTGGGAAAGAACACGTTGAACGCGGTGATACGGCCCTTGCTGGTCACGTCGTTGATGGTCAATACGGCGGCGAGCCGGTTGTGCCGGCCGCCCAGATGGCGGCACTGAATTCCGCTCGGCGTGACGATGACGCCTTCCGCGTCCTTTGTGATAGTCAGAAATGCACATCCGTGCATGTACGCGGAAACGATGGTCTGCGGTATAGCCAATTCCAATGAGGTTTCGTCAGCCAGACCGCGGACGCCATACGGGTCGACGCCGCCGAGATCCCATCCGTCGAACACGCTCAGGTCGGCGAGCGCCCTGACCGCCTTTGCAGGCCATCCGACGCACGCACTCACGTTCGGGCAGATCCGGTCGGGAATGCTGATGTCGAAGTCCTTGAACTGGTATCGGGCGAAGTAGTAGCTGCTGCGGATCAGATTGTAGGGGTAGCGGTCCCGCCACACCTTGCACAATGCGCGGATCGTCGGCATATCCTCTTCGTCCACGCCGTCGATGCCGGCCACACCCAGGCTGTTCACGTCCAACGGACGTTTGACCGCCGCGCTCCAGATGCCCTCGTCCGTCATAGTGTTCGTCTTTCTCTTCTAGTGCATGACGTGCTGCCGCCTGTTCGGGTTGCGGCGTGTGGTCCACGCTCCCTGCAATGCCATCGTGCAGGCGACCAACGGCGAGATGTCGATGTCGGATCCGGCCTTGTTCCAGCCGAAAGCGCCGCTTTTGCCGATCGGCCTCGTGGTCGCGTTCGCCACCGCCGTGGTCAATTGGGGTTGGGCTTCATCAGGCAGATGCTTCAACGTGCCGGCTGTCAGCATGTCCAACACGCGGCCGCATGCCCGGCCCATGCCGTTGGTGGTATTCACCATGACCTTCACGCCGCGCGACTTCAGTTCTGGCAGCAGCACCATCGCCGGGCTCTGCGCGTCGATGACCACGGCGGCGGTCTTCGACCAGCGCTGCGCGATCCAATCGGCGGCCCATGCGGTGCCATGCCGTTTCGTATCCCGGTATTCCGCCAGTTCGATGTGCGCGGTGCCGTCCGAATACTTCATGCACGCGCCGATGGCCAGTGCGCTGCGATCCGGTGACATGTCGATGCCGAACGAGGTGACGCCTCCATCGGCGCGCGCTTCCACGGTGCCGTTCGTCCACAGTTGCGGGTTGATGGCGCTGGAGACTGTGGTTTCGTCCCATATGCCAAGGCCTTCGCGCCGGAACGAATCATCGCCCAGATTCTTCTTCATGCGCAGGATTGCCGCTTCGCCGGTACGATGCGGATACGACGGGTTCGCCACGGCCCACTGCCTGCGGTCATCGGAGTCGGCGTCCTTGTCGGCGCTGAACTCCACATACAACATGTCGGTGCTGTCGCCTTTCAACGCCTCGTCGCGGCGAATGGAAAACACCTCAGACGGATCCGAGGGCTTCGGCGGCGTTCCCATGTAGACGATCAGCGGGTTACGCGCCGCGTTCGTCGCCGGAATCATGTCGTCCAACGCACGTTCGGTCAGAATCTGCGCCTCGTCGAACACCTCGATGTCCACACTGTCGAAGCCACGGCCGAAGCCGTTCTCACGAGCGCCGAACATGACGCGGGATCCGTTGACGAACACGATTCCCTGCTGACCGTTCGCCCTTCTCGGCCCACCGTCAACGAACCGGCTTATCGCCTTACGGCACATCAGAGCGCACATGAACTTGAAGGTTTCATCGCTCGTGCGCGTCCTATGCGCGGTCCACAGCACCTTCAAGGGGTAGTCGCTCAGGATGCACAGCATCACAAGCATCGTGCCGATCAGGAACGTCTTGCCGACCTGACGACAAATGCTGACGGCCACGCCGCCGATACCGGCGGCATACACTCCATCGGAGGTCTTGCCGAGGATGCAGCGGCCCAATTGACGCTGCCAGTCGTCGTATTCGATGCCGCACAGTCGTGCCTGGGCTTCCACCTTCGGCCAGCCGGTCGTCACAATATCCTTGGGCAGCACCACATGCCGCGCCACATCGGACAGCTTGCGCCGGTCGGGCTTGACGCTAGATCTCGCTCGGATCGAACGGTTCATCCTCTACCTCCGTCGCGGTCGGCGCATTGGCCCCGCCGTTCTCGGATTCAAGACGCTCAATCTCCCGACTTAGCTCAAGCAGCCGCCGAGTCAACGACGCCAGATCACGCGGTGGCGTATCCTCGTTGAACACTGCAGTCTCAAGCCTTCTTAGAGTCCGATGCAATAATCCAAGGTAACCTTTCGTCTCAGTCATGCCTTCTCTCCGAATCAATCATCGAGCTGTATACTCGATATATGGCATTACGAACGCTGGAACCGGGAACGATTATGGCTCTCAAGGAAACGCTATGGTCAATGTTCTGGTATAAGAAACAACTGCGTCGATTTCTTCTTGACTGTGGCGTCAATCAGGGAATCATGGGGCAGCTGGATTGGAACCAGTACAAGAGAACAATAATTGCGCAGCTTATCGATGGCATGTCGATGAATCCGCAATTGTATTCGGAAGAATTGCTTAGAGTTGCAGTGGCTGTTGCGAAAATCGGGGACCCCAAATGGCTTTTGAACGTTCCGGACAGGGGGAAAAGCCTTTATGACGATGCCGTTGAACGAATAAACGATTTTGCCGCCAGAATGAAGCCAATTATCGAAAACGACGATGCAAAGCAGGCTGCGGAGTCAAGAAAAGCTGCCGCACAGAAACGACAACAAGCAGAAGCCGATATGGCCGCTGCGGTGGCAGCGCTCAAGAGCGAATTTGCAAAAATCACTCAAATGGAAGCTCAGACGCGAGGCTATGCCTTTGAAAAATTCCTGACACGACTATTCCAAGCGTTCGATATTGACGCTCGTGGCTCATATAAAATCAACGGGGAGCAAATTGATGGCGCATTCACATTGGACAGTGTGGACTACCTTCTTGAAGCCAAATGGCAATCTAAACAAATCGACACTCCTGACTTAGCCACTTTTTCAGACAAAGTCGATAATAAGCTGGACAACACCCTAGGTTTGCTCATTTCAATGAATGGTTTTACGGAAAGGGCAATCAACAATAACCGCAGACAACGTCCGAAAGTTCTGCTGATGGATGGAAGAGACCTTTCAGCAGTTTTAGAAAGAGTGATAGATTTACCAGAGCTGATCTCAAGGAAAAAGATCCATGCAGCTCAGACAGGCGAAATTATGGTCTCTGCATTTCAGCTCGCCTATAGCTGATTTGGGAAAAATCGTGGGGAGGGATTTGACCAATACTCCGGGGTAGCCGAACGCCGGGCAGGGAGGATATCGTCCCCAGCCTGTTCACCCGCCCGAAGTCTTGAACGGCACGATGGTGGATTTGAGGGCCGGAGCGCCTGTAACTTTCCGCCTTGCCCATGCAAGGCTCTTGTCGCTTTTGAGTTGGTTGCAACAGCGATGCACTTTCTCAAGGTTGCGTAGATCAGTCGCGCTTCCGCCGCGACTCACTGGAATAATTTCGTCTACTTCGGTGCTCATTGGATTGGGCCATGCGATTGCGTCGTCTATCGGTCTGTCGCAGATGGCGCAGGGTGTTTGCTGTTTATGTTCAATAAGAAATTAATGATTGGGGCTGGTGACGTTTTGTTGGACTCGTCATTGGATTCCATCACCACCGATCATGCCGCAAGACCGAGCGCGCCTCGACGAGCCATGATGCTCATGCCGAACTCCGTCTTGATCCTCCTGTCCCGGTACCAGACCATGTAGCCGTCGAGCATGCCGATGAACCTGTCCATCGAGACGCCCGCGAAGCCGCGCTTGCGGAGGAACTCCTGCTTGATCACTCTCCGCGGCTGCGCAGCGCTCGTATTTGATGTACAGGTCCACTGCTCTGTTACGCTGCTCCTTGCTGTGCTTCGCCATAAGAGGGTTCTCCTCCCGGTCGGGAAGTCCAAGAAAACATCACCACCTCGAAAAGCAGATGGATGGCATGGACGATGACGACTGGCTGTTTCGCGCCGCGAGGGGCGGGAACCTGTGGACGACGTGGCCGACGCGATCGGAGCCCTCCGCGAGCGCGAACTCGTGTGAATCGGGCATGGAGGTACCGCGGCGTTTGTATGCATTTGTATGCGGATTGTTTTCGACGGAAAAAATAAGCCCTTGAAAACCTAATGTTTCCAAGGGCTCCGGTCGGGCTGACAGGATTTGAACCTGCGACATTCTGCTCCCAAAGCAGACGCGCTACCAAACTGCGCTACAGCCCGTTCATGCACTCCCGCACGTGGCAGGTGAACACGAGTTTCCATTGTAGCGTATGGTAGGACAACGACAGGCTAGAATGGCAAATACTGGAGGGAACGCGCATGGGACGTCATCAGCAAGCCGAGGCTTCAGGCATCATTTCCTTCATGGCATGCGCCACTCTTGCATGGATCGCCATGGACCTATATCTGCAATTCGCTCCCGCCATCTGGCGTGTCACCCAACGCCTGTTCACCGTGTGTGCCGGAATCACCGCGGGATGTGGAGTCATCTCGTTCACCTTGGGGTATGCGCGCAACTCCAGGTCGATGACGTTGAAACATGGCTGGACCATTCCTATTCGCCGTATCTTCGAGATACTCGCTTTGTCCGTGGTCTACGCGTCGACCATTTTCGTCACGGCGTTCATGCTGCTTTCCATTGCCAGCAACATGATGGGGTTGCGCACGTTAAAAGGCTATCTGACTGCACTCTGCGCCGCGATCTCGGGGGTCGTAGGCTATGTCACGTTCGTACAGGCGGAACTCATGAATGCCAAGACCATCGCATCCTTGTTGCCGTTCTTCGTGGTTTCCGGTGTCAGCATCGCAGGATTGACGTCCGATGATCCATACTGGTACAACAACAATTTCTCCCAATTGGGCGATCGAACCACTTTTGCTGCTCGTATGTTCAATTCGACATTGATGTTGGCCGGCGTCTGCATCGTCATCATCAGCTATTTCGCGATTTCGGAGCTCATCACCACGCACCGTCTGCAGATGCAGTATCTGTCTGCAAACGATGAAAAAGAAGCTCCCAAACACTTCAAGGCGCGGATTCTTCTGCTATCGACCATGCTGACGCTCGCAGGCATCGCCTTCATCGGCATCGGCATGTTCCGTTACACGCCGCATCCGATTCTGCACAACGTATTCGCCCGCGGTCTTCCCTGCCTGATGAGCGTGCTGATGATCGCGCTGCCTTGGCTGGCCCC